TATACAATCACTCTGGAGGTTTTGGATTTTATGCTAGTGCAAGTGGTGGAGTAGATCGGGATATTAGATTCTATTCAAATAGTGGTTCAGTTTCAGAAAAACTTCGCATCACATCATCTGGAGCTGTTAATATAGGTGGTAATTGGACACAAACAACCTATAAATTACAAGTTAATGGATCATTCGCTGCAACAACCAAGTCATTCGTAATTGATCACCCAACAAAAGAAAATCATAAGTTAAGATATGCATGTCTTGAGGGCCCTGAGAACTCAGTTTATGTTCGAGGTCGAATTAAAGATGGTAAGATAGATTTACCAGATTATTGGACTGGTCTTGTAGATGAAGATTCAATTACTGTTAATTTAACACCGATTGGAAACAAGAGAGTATGGGTAGAGAGTATAAATAACAACAGTGTTAATATAGCCTCTGATGACGATATTGATTGTTTCTATACAGTCTTTGCTGAAAGAAAAGACGTTGAAAAACTTATCGTAGAGGTGGAGAAGTAAAATGGGATTTAACATAGGGCCAAGAGTAGTAAGAGCAACTGGTGGTGGTATCACTAGGGTAGGTAATTATAGAATACATCAATTTCCTCCACAACATATAACTGATGGATTAGTTCTTATGTGGGATATGGCAGATCCTGCATCTTATTCAGCACATCTTCAAACTACACAAGGTGGAAGTGGAACAACAGTTAAGGATTTAAGTGGTAATGGAAATCATGGAACTGTAAATGGTGGCCCTAGTTTCTATACTACTTTTGGTGGTAGTGTAGTGTTTGATGGAAGTAATGATGAAATTGTAAGTGGAACAGGTGTCATGAATTCCAGTGATGGTAGTATGACATTTGAGTGTTGGGTTAGACAGGATACTAATCAACCTGTAAATGGTGGATTGATGGGTTTGGCAATTGATGGTGATACTCCTGGTAATTACCATTTTGGAACTCATGGTCAAAATGGTACTAGATATTTTGCTATAATTTCGGATGGAGTTGGTTATGATATAGGTGCAACATCACCAGATTATGCAAGTGATAGTTGGAATCATATAGTATATGTGAATGACCAGATATATGGAACAAAAGGTGGAATTCTGAGAGTATTTTCCAATGGTACTCAACATGCTCAAACTTCTCATGATAGAGATGGTAATATGAAGAGTACCATGACTGTGAGATTTGGTAAGGACTTTAGATATGCTCAAGGTTCTTCTACTAGAATGTGGAAAGGACAGATGGGAGTGTGTCGAGCATATAATAGAGCATTATCAGCAGAGGAAATAAATCAGAATTATCAAGCAGAAAAGGTAAGATTTGCTTCACCTACTGCTAATTTTACTCCAACTTGTTCAGGTAATGGAGGAAGAGTAGAAGTACTTGCTGTTGCAGGTGGTGGTGCAGGTGGAAGTGGATATGCTAATGGAAATGGTGTAGGTGGTGGAGGTGCAGGAGGAGTTGTTTATAATTCTTCTGTACAAGTTACTAATGAAACTGCCACTGTCGTAACAGTTGGCATGGGAGGAACTGGTAGTGCTCATAATGACAATAATTCTAGTGGTACTGCAACTGGTCAAAATTCATCATTCGGTACTGCTGTAGTTGCAACTGGTGGTGGTGCTGGTGGAAACTCTGTTAGTCGCCAAGGTGCTAATGGTGGATCTGGAGGTGGTGGTGGAAGCACTGCAGGATCTGGAACTGCAGGACAAGGAAATGATGGTGGGATATGGCAGAATTCAAGTGGTTACTACCGTGGAGGCGGTGGTGGAGGTGCTGGAGGTGCAGGAGTTGCTGGAATTAATGTACCAGACGGAGGAGCAGGAGTAGTTTATTCAACCACTGGAAGTCCTGTAGCTTATGCTGGAGGCGGTGGAGGTGCTGGTCATGCAGGGTACAGTGGAATAGGTGGTAATGGTGGTAGTGGTGGTAGTGGAATAGGTGGTAATGGTGCAGATGGTGATGGTACTAATAGTTCAAATGATGAGGGTGCAAATGGAAAACCAGACACAGGATCTGGTGGTGGTGGGTCTACTTGGCCTAGTAGTGGTGGTGATGCTGGTGGTAGAGGTGGATCTGGTGGTAACGGAACTGTAGTTGTTCGATATCCTGCAGAAGATTATAATGTTGAATTACTCATGGTTGCTGGTGGTGGCGGTGGTGGTTCTTGTCTTCAATCTGATGCTGGAGGTGGTGGAGGTGGAGCAGGTGGATTGCTCTATTTTTCATCTGTACCAATTTCTTCTGGAAAATCTTATTTGGTTAGAAATGGAGCAAAAGGATTAGGATCTACTAATACTGCAGTACATGGACATGATGGTGGAGATGGTATCTTTGGTGATAAAATTGCCATAGGTGGAGGTGGTGGTGGATCTACAAGAGATTCATCATCAACAAGGAATGGTGGATCTGGTGGTGCTGCTGGATCTGATAACTCTCCAAACACTGGTGGATTTGGAACGGACGGTCAAGGATATAAAGGTGGAAATAATGCTACTGGACATTCAGGTGCTGGTGGTGGAGGTGCTAGTGAAGCAGGTGAAGATGCACCTAGCTCTAATACTACTTCTGGTGCAGGTGGTGATGGACTAGCATATAGTATTACTGGATCTTCTGTCACCTATGCTGGTGGTGGCGGTGGTGGAAAATATCAAGAAGGTAGTGGTGGTGCTGGTGCTGGCGGTGCTGGCGGTGGCGGTGCTGGTGGAAAGGGTGCTACTGGATCGAATGGAACCGCAAACACTGGCGGTGGAGGCGGTGGAGGCGGTAAGACTGGTAGTACTGTTAAAAATGGTGGTGATGGTGGATCAGGTATTATTATCATCGCATATAAAGGCCCACAAAGAGGAGAAGGTGGAACAATTGACACAACTTCTAGACCAGGTTATACACTTCATAAATTTACTGATGAAAAACCTTACAGATTTATAGGATAATGGAAGATTTTACAGGATTATTTGGCGTTGATATCGCCATTAAAAAGTTAAGACCAGGTGCAGAGTTTGCACTTAATAATACTACTTTTATTGAATGGAACTGTTCTAATAATAGTAAACCACCAACTTGGGATGAGATAAAAGAACAGATTGAAAGGGATAAGTCTGTAATAAATACTCCTATCGAGGTAGATTAAATGGCTAATTCAGATAAGGATATTATCATAACCCCGAATAGGGGTCAGAGTAATGATCCAAAAATAGAATTCAAAGGTGCTACTGCTGGTAGTGCATCTACTATTACCATGTATGCTTCTTCTAGAGTTGATGGTGATGGAGTAGTAGAATTTAAAGCTAATGATGGAGATACGATAGCATCATTTGGTGAAGACAATACTGGATCTCTCTTTTCTGTTACTGGTGATGATGGAATAACAAAAATAGAAGTTAATGATACTGGAGTTATTAATGCATCAGGAAGTACGGGTGCATTGGGATTACCAGTAGGTGTATCTACTTTAAGACCAGATGATCCACAAGCAGGTTACACTCGTTGGAATACTACTAATAGTGCAATGGAAATATATAATGGTTCAGAATGGATTGAAGTAATTGCAGATTATTTCCCATCAGGTTCTACGGTATTTAATTAAATCTCATGACAAATAGTTTTTTATCTAGAAAAGCAACATCCGAGGGTGATCGTAGAGTATGGACATATTCATGCTGGTTTAAAGGTCATGTAAATGAATATAATATCACTTATTGGCATTGGATATGGAATACTGCGGAAAATGGTGGAATAATTATTAATATGGGTGGTAGTGGATATGATGGACATTTACAATGGTATGAAGAGAGAGATGGTAATCCATCTATAAAATGGGATCCTTTTTTGAGAGATAGTAAAGGTTGGTATCATATTCACGTAATTCAGGATACAACTAGAAATTCAGAAGAAGAAAGAATAAGAGCATGGGTTAATGGAAATCAATGTAATGAATCTAATGATCATAGTCCCACATGGCCATCTTATAATTGGCAAGGTGGTTGGAATGAAAGAAAGTACCATGAAATTGGTAGGTGGACATTAGGTACTAGTAGATACATGAATGCTAGTATATGTGATGCTTATTATATTGATGGACAAGCACTTGAACCACAGGTATTTGGATATCCTAAACAAGGATATGGTAGTCCACTTTGGAATAATTTTAGTAGTCATAGTGCTAGTACTGGAGCTCTTTCAGTAGAAAGAAAATCTGGAGAATGGATACCAAAAGCACCAAGAGCAATTAAAGCAGAGGTTAATAAGAGAGGTGGGTTTGGTGTTAATGGATTTTATCTACCAATGAATGCTGGTAATCCTGGTGCTGATTTTCATGTGGAACCAGATACTATTTTAAAAATAAAATCAGATCTTCCACAACCAAAAGCAGAGATAGATGGTGATCCTAAGTCAGCAGTACGTGATGATCCTTTTGGAAAGTACTGTGTACTTGCTGTTCCAATGGTTAGTGATGGTTTAGGTGCAAATGGATTTGGTGATTATTCTCATCTTATTCGTAAGGATGGAACTGGGCCAAAAGCAGTAACTAATAATAATGTTGAGAATATGACTCATTCGGGCAATGATGTAAGATGGTCTACTTATTATGATAGTTCAGCTAAGTTCACTGATAGTGATTATCTAGAGTTTGCAGATCATGCTGATTTTCATCTGAAAGATCATGATTTTACAATAGAAGGGTGGTGGAATTCTAGTAGTTCTTCATCTACAATGGCAGTATGTTCAAAATATAATGGAAGTGCTACTACCAACACTTGGTGGTTCGGAACACTTAACCCAAATCGTATAGGATTTTGGTGGTATTATGGTAGCAGTAGTGCTAATGTTATTTGTAATAATAATACCATGACAACTGGACAATGGGATCATGTTTGTGCAGAAAGATATAAAGATAGAATAACATTTTATGTAAATGGTAGTGCAGTTGCTAGTCAAATATTTACTGGTACTATTAATGATACTTCACAGACTCTTAGATTTGGTAGAGATAACCACGGTAGTCAAAATTATAGTGCATTGGGATATATGCAAGATTGGCGTATCTATAATGGAGTAGCAAAGTATAAAGGTGGTTTTGATGTTGCTAAACCTTATGGTGCATTTAATTTTGGTACATCAACTTGGAGAATAGGATCTAAAGATTCTCCTAGAAATAACTATGCACACTTTGATGTCCAAGCAATGCATGGAATATCACATATGAATTATGCTGCTACTAGATGGGCTGCAGGTGGTAATAATGTAGGAGTCTGGTCTGATATACCATTCCCTGCATATGGTAAGTGGTATATGGAAATGAAGATAGATGATGGTGAATTTGCTTTCTGTTTAGCAGAAGATCGTAGAAATGATACAAATTGGCAACCAGGAGGCGATACGAAGGGTATTACTTTCTATCTCTACTATAATAATGGAAATAATAAAATGTACTACAATGCTACTGCTACTAATTTACCTAGTTCTTGGATAGGTACAAATGTAGGTAGTTATAGTTGTTCAGGTACTGGTGCTGGTGATGTTTATAGAATACTAATTGATCGTGATGCTCATACTATAAAAATTATTAATAAATGTGGCCAAGAGGGACTATTTAATCTACCTTCTTACTTCAATCTAAGACATTTACATATTGGATATTCTGTAACAACAACATGGGGAGCATCTGACTCTACTTGGAATTGGGGTCAAACACCATTTACATATTCGATTCCTGAAGGTTATAAAACTTTATGTACTAAGAATTTAAGAGATCCAGTAGTTAAAGATCCTAGTGAACATTTTTCTCCAATAGTATACTCTGGTAATGGTGATGTTGATAGAGAAATTCAGGGATTTAATTTTAAACCAGATCTTTTAATCATAAAGGAAAGATCTTCTACTTCTAGTTGGAAGTGGTTTGATAGTAGTCGTGGAGCAGGAATGAGATTATCATCAAATGAAAGTTCTGATGCACACAAGATCGAGGTTAATGGAATTACTGAATACTGCCAGGGATTTAGTGAGCGTGGATTCTCTCTTGGTAGTGATGGTGGAGTAAATCAAGATGGACAACATTATGTTGCATATGGTTGGAAGGCAAATGGTGGAGTAACAACAACCAATAATGAAGGTAATATAACATCTGAAGTACAAGTCAATCAGGATGCTGGTTTCTCTATTGCTACATGGACTGGTGGTGGACAAACTGCATCAACAGATACTGTTGGTCATGGATTATTAAAGACTCCTAAGTTTACTCTAATAAAATGTCTTGATGATCTTGGCAATGCTACTTCCGACTCTTGGTGGTGGTATCTTGGTGAAGATGATTATTCAAGAGGTAGACTTGGGCCAGGTATTAATGATTTAGTTTTTATTGATGGACAAAATGCATTGAAACATGCTCCAAACGATTATCGTCATTGTCATACACTTGTTAGTACTGGTGGAACATTTAGGGTGAATAATAAAAGATATGTATGTTATACATGGGCTCAAGTAGAAGGATATTCTGCTTTTGGAATCTATAGAGGAAATGGTAGTAGTGATGGGCCATCAGTTTATTGTGGATTTAAACCTGCAATGGTATGGACATGTAGACACACTAATGGTAGTGGTGAATATTGGACTTCTCGTGATGCTGCAAGAAACCCACAGAATGACCAACAAAAACATATAATATATCTTGGATTATCTAATGGTGATGCTAGTGATGGTGGAACAATTGATTTCCAATCATCTGGATTTAAGATTAGAGATACTAACAATACTCGTTATAATACTTCAGGTGAAGAATACATATATTGTGCATGGGCAGAGTCGCCATTTAAATATGCTAATGCTAAATAACCAACACCTTGGTTATGGATGTAATAAATAACATATAGGGATAACTATCTAAGGGTATGAATAGATCAAGAATAACTGGTGATTTAACTGCAAGTGGTCTTTTATATGCAGATATAGCCAATGATAGAGTTGGTATAGGATCTACCATACCTGGCAATAAATTGAGTTTGCCTGATAGTGCAAAGATAGGTCTGGGTAATGCAGAAGATCTAACCTTACATCATGACGGAAGCAACTCATACATAAAAGATACTGGTACAGGTTTCTTATCCGTTCAAGGTAGTGAAGTACATATAAGAGGTTCTAATGATGAAAATGGTATAAAGGTTATAACAAATGGTAGAGTTGAGCTGTACCATGATGCTTCAAAGAAGCTAGAAACGGCTGCATATGGTGTAAATGTTACTGGAACAACTGATACTGATGGACTTGTAGTTTCTGGAGTTTCTACATTTAGTGGTGCTATATCAGGAACAACAGGAACATTCACAGGTGAAGTAACTATTCCTAATTGGTTAGTACATGCTAGTGATACAAACACTAAGTTTGGATTTGAGGGGCCAGATACTATTACATTTGAAACTGCTGGTGATGAAAGACTTCGCATCACATCCGATGGTCAACTTAATTTAGGATCAAGAACAGCTACATCTGGTGGTACAACACCTCCCACTCATTTTCGTATCTCTCGATCTGATAATGCTTCTGCAGCATTAATTACAATGGGAGCACACGAGACTGCTCAAAGTTCATCAGCTCCTGGTGCTGTAATCTCTGCTAATCATCGTGATTTTATTATCACTAAATACCATCCAGATTTTTCTGGTAACTCACCTGGTTTCTGGTTAAAGGGTAATGAGATACGGATGTATGCTGGAAGTTCAGAAAGACTTCGCATCACATCAACAGGTATAGTTCAACTTCCTGCAGATGCAAATCAAAGAATAGGAATTGCAGATAGACATAATAGTACTGGTGTTGGTCATAGTTTAACCATTAGTCCTGGTGGTGGATACGGATCAGGAAAAACTTCAGGAGATCTTTTACTTTCAAGGGGAAGAGGTCTTGGTGGTGCTGCTGGTGGAACGATTAAATTTGGTTATAATGCAGGTGATAATACTGCAGGACTTGATGTAACCCAAATGATTCTTGATGCTAATGGTAGAGTTGGTATAAATGAACTAACTCCTGAGAGACAATTAGATGTTAATGGTGATATTCTTGGAACTTCTTATATGTTGAAAAGCAATTCAAGTGCATCATCTGGTTCTCAAGCACATATGTTTAGACCAGCTGATAATACACTTGCATTTGCAACTAATGGTGCTAATGAAAGACTTCGCATCGACAGTGCAGGAGATATTTTTATCGGAACAACTACTGATATAGCACCTACGAATGGTACAAACTTATGTGTTTCTGATGCTACAATATCAAGATTAATTTTAGAAAAACAATCGACAATAAAATTTGGTCTTAATGTTAGTAGTGGGTTTACAATTTATGATGAAACTAATGATGCAGCAAGATTTACCATCGACTCTGATGGTGATATTTTAATTGGAACTACGACATCTGCTGGTAAATTAACAGTTGATTCTGGCACATCAAATACTTGTGCAACATTCCAAAGTTCTGATTCTGGTGCTGGTATTAATTTAAAGGATAATAGTGCAAGGTCATCAATAGAACAGAATGGAACGACTCTTAAAATAAGTGCTGATACTGGAGCAGAACATGCAAATAGTGATATAAGGCTTCAAGTTGATGGTGCTACAAAAATGCTTATCAACTCAACTGGAAATATAGGACAGGCTGTTACACCTAGTGGTTGGTCATCAGCTCAGGCAAATGACTTTTTTGCATACCAGATAGGAACAGGTATGGCTATCTTTGGAAGGGGTAGTGGTGATTTGGATAGAGGTGGAATATCTTGTAACTATTATAATACTGGTTCTGCTCAAAAATACATTGGTAATGGACATGCTGGTAGAATATATTTTGAAGACGGTAGTATAGTCTTTAGTAATGCAGCACAAAACTCATCTGGTGCTGATCAAACTATGACTCTTACTGAAAGACTTAAGATCGCAACGGATGGACGTTTAACTATAAAAGGTAGTGGTTTAGGTGTAACAGAGGTTGAAGCAAATAATTATAATAGTTCATGGGCTGTAGCAGGTGGATCTGTAGCATTAAAAGGTGATCTCGCTGGTGGTAATTATTGGGGATGGAGACAGAAATCAACTGCTTCTGGTAGTGTAACACAAGCAAATGCAGAGAAGAAACTTCCATCTCTCAATGACTATACTTATCCAACTAGTTCTGCTGGAATGCTTATTGCTTCCTCAGCAAAGATAGGATTTTCTGCAAGTGATGCAAGTCCTCAATGGGCGTATGGTGTCACAATGTTATTTGATTATAGTGGACTTGCTCTTGGAAGTAACAATGCGTTTGATTGTAACGATACTGTTGTTAATGCTACTACCGCAAAGATTAAACTACGTGGTTCACAAGGTAAAATTGAATTAAATACTCCATCAGAACAAAGTGGAAGATTAACTATAAAGGGTGCGAATAGTAGTGGTAGTACTTGTTATACAGTTGGAAACTCTGGTAAAGCAGTAGAGGGTATAGACGTTACTTGTACAACAGTTGGTGATACTAATTATGGTGGTGCTATTTCTTTTGGTTGTGGTGGAAATGGTCGTTCTGCAATTGCAGCACGGCAAGAAGGTAGTGATGACGATAAGAATGGATTATCATTCTTTACACATGTATCAACTAATGGATCTGATAATACAGTAGAAAGACTTCGCCTCAACGCAGATAGTTCTATTCTTCATACTCGTTCTGATAATGTTCAGAGGCATGATCTTGAGTTTAGACAAACTGGTGGTATTAGTAATGGAAATTTTGGTGGTATTAAATGGACGCAAAACTCTACTGGAGGAGTATTCTTATCAGGAATCACGATTGCATATTCTGATACTGGAAGACCTGATATGGTTTTCTATCGGAGAGATGATGGTGGTGGTACTGGTTCAGAGGAATCAGCGAGACTAGATCGAGATGGAGTTTTTTATTTTGATTCTGGTTATGGTTCTGCTGCTAAAGCTTATGGTATAAGAGCATGGATAAACTTTGATATGACCAATTCATCTATTAGAGATAGTGGTAATGTCGCTTCTGTTACTGATCATGGTGTTGGTGATTTCGCTATAAGCTTTAGTAATAACATCGTTGATAATGATTATGCAATCGGAGGCACTGCCACTAACTGGGAGGGAACTAATACTGATTCTTATTGCCATATAGGTGTTTTTAAAGATGGACTTCAATCGAGTTCATTTAGAATAAAATGTATAAGGTCAAGATTTGATCAACATCCTCCTCAATTTAAAGATTCAAATGAAGTCATGCTCACCGTTACACGTTAATTATCATGTCTAAAATTATTTACACAAATTCAGATGGAGTTGTCTCAATTATAACTCCTGCTCCAGGTGCAATCAATCCAAACACTGGAAAAGAATATACTATGCAGGAAATTGCAGATAAAGATGTCCCTGTAGGAATAAGTACATATTCTATTGTTGATGATTCAAAAGTCCCAACTGATCGAACATTTCGTAATGCATGGGTAGGAAATAGTGTCGGTGTTTCAACTGCAACTATTGACGAAGATATGACAAAAGCAAAAGAAGTACATAAAGATAATATCAGATTGGCAAGAACTCCATTACTTACAGAACTTGATGTTGAATATCAAAGAGCAACAGAATCTTCAGCAGATACATCAACGATAGTTGCAAAGAAACAAGCACTTCGTGATGCACCTGCTGCTGCTGGTATTACTACTGCTGCAAATACAACTGAATTAAAAGCACAATGGGATACAAGTATCTTGGGAACAAGTCCATACTCATAATTCGGTATCAAGATCTTAACGTGTACTAAATAAAAGATAGGGACTTAGTAGGGAAGAAATGTCTAAAGCCAGACAACAGGCGAACTTAAGTTCGGATGGTAATTTATTCGCAGATATATCCAATGATAGAGTTGGTATAGGTTCGGTAGTTCCTACTCATAAACTACATGTTGCAGGTACTAGTAAATTTGATGATGACGTAAAGTTTGAAGGAACGACTGCTGCAAATAATGTATTATGGGATAAGTCAGCTAATGCTTTGGATTTTCTTGATGATACGAAAGCTATATTTGGTACTGGAGAAGATCTTAAGATATATCATAATTCATCAAATAATCATTCTTATATAAGTGAAACAGGTAGTGGTTCGTTAGTAGTATTAGCTGACGATTTTTACATACAGGATACTAGTACTAATTCAATGATTCAATGCATTGAAGGAGCTCAAGTACAATTACATTATGCGAGTGCAAAGAAATTAGAAACCACTAACACAGGAGCAAAGGTAACTGGAAACTTAGAAGTTACTGGTGTATTGACATATGATGATGTTACCAGTATAGATTCAGTAGGTATAGTAACTGCAAGAGCTGGTATAGTTGATAGTACCTTAACAGCAGGTCGTGTTGTTTATGTTGATAGTGATAAGAGTTTAACTGATAGTTCTAATTTAACTTTTAATGGAACCACTTTAATGAATGCTGGTGGAACCATTACTGCAGAAAGAGGAGCAATACCTTCAGTCGAATCAAAAAACTCAACAAGCTCTTCATATGCAAGATTCTATTGTTCCCAAACTACTGGAAGTGGTGGATATGCAGCATTCCAGAAATTAGGAACTACTAGCACTGCTATTGGTGGTGCAAATGCGACTCAAATATGGTGTACTGGTGATGCTCCTCTTGTTATTGGGGTTAATAATGGAGAAAGACTTCGCATCGCATCTGATGGAAAGGTATATTTTGGTGATTTTGCTAGTGTAGGATCTAAAGCATATATCTTTAAAGAAACAAGTGGTGATTATAAATTTAATATTTTTGCATCTTCATCTACTTCTACTAATAGAATAATAACATTTAATAGTAGATCTAATGTTGAAGCAATGCGTATTGACGCAAATGGAAATATACAAATTGGTGCAGGTTCCATTGCATTACCAAAAGCAACAGCAGGTGGTTTAGATATTGCTAGTGGTTCCCAAACTCTTTGTCTTGGAGGTAATGTTAATAGTAGTGGTAGAACTAATAGCACTGATAAACTTGCTAGAATAACTTCTCCGCATTACACTAATGCTGAAGAAACTGTGATGATTATTTCAGCATATAATGTAAGTGGAAATAATAATATTGGTTATGGTGGTGGTTCCAGTACTACAAATACTGCTACTCAACATACATTTTATACTGCTGCTAACACTACAACAACTAATGGTTCAGAAAGACTTATCATCCATTCAGATGGAAAAATTTCTACAGGAAACATTACAAACCCACGAGGGTGTGTTGAAATAAATACTAATTCTGGATCAGGTGTTGCAAATACTCTGGTACTAAGAAGACCATCCACCAGTGATTATCATGCAATATCATTCGCAACTGGGGCTAGTACTACTGACTGGAGTGTAGGGCAAAATGATGCTGGTTCTTTTGATGTATATGAAAATGGTGCTGATGCTACTACTCGTTTTACTATATTAGAGGGTGGTAATACTGGGGTAGGAATTGATGTTCCAGCTTATACAAATGCTCTTTTCGGTGGATCTCAAAGAACTTTACATGTTAGTGGTTCTGCTGCACCAATGATTAGAATACAATCAAGCACATCTGGTCAAGCTGATTTATTATTACAAGCTGGTAATAGTGGTGCTGATGCTTACATTGCAAACGCAGCAAATAATGGTGATATAGTATTCAGTACTAATAATGGAGGTTCACAAGGAACTAGACTTCGCATCGACTCAAATGGTAATGTTGGTATTAATCCAGATAGCAATGGCCCTGAACAATTACTTCATGTAAGTGAAACTGGCAATGCAGGAGTAGTAACTCCTTTCAGATTAACGAATACTGGTGGCAGTCCTAGTACTGAAGTAAGGATGGAATTTGAATGTGGTGTAGATGAAGTCGCCACTATATCAGCCAAAAACGAAGGATCAGATACAGGGCCACTTATTTTTTCTACAGCAAGTTCACAAGGTGCTTATCCAAGTGAAAAAGTACGTATTACAAAAGATGGGCAGGTATTAGTTAATACAACTTCAGTTGTTAAGAGTCACGATGCTTTAACTGTTAAAAGACCAGCAGGTAATCATTCTGCAACTTCATTGACGGTTGATTCTACAACTGCAACAGGAAGTTATGCGAACGCACTGATTTTTACAAAGGCAAAAGATTATTACTACAACGGATTGGTATTTGAATCATCCACTGGGCATCAAGGCGGAATTGCTGGAAAGATGACTGCTGGGGGTGGTACGACTCCTCAGATAGAGGTTCGTATTGGTGGTTCTTCATTCAATCAAAGTGATACATGTGTAATGAAATACTTGAGTACTGGAACAGCTCAAGCAATGAATCATGCGACATCAAGAAATGGAATTGTCCAAATTAATCAAGTAACAACTACAACTCGTTGGTCTGGAACTCTTGTAGCGAATGTAATAGAAGGAAGTAGTTTCACTCCAAGGACAAGCGCACCAAGATTCCTAATTATGATCTTCTGTCCTGTAAACACTTCTGATGATAGTGATGCAGCTAATCAAAACACTAACCCATATTATTATGGTAGACTTGAATATCAAAAAAATGGTGGTAGCTGGTTAGAATGTGATAATCAAGGTAACACCTCAAACCAAGGTGGATCAGCAGCACATATAGAAATGTCACCTAACCGAACTGGTGATAGCACCACTGATTATTGGACTGGTAATAGATATAGAATGGAACATAAATCTGCAACAGTTTTAGTTAACAATGTAGGTGACTGTGGAAGTAGTGGTAATGTTAAGTTTAAACTTCGTGTTTACGCTCAACACCAGAATTTTCTCCAAATAGGTCAACCTCATGGTCATGGCACTGATGATAATTATCCAGTTCAACCTTGGGGATTCACAGTTTTTGAACTCGCTCCAGACAATAACACTTATACGGCATATTAACTATGGCATTTAAATTCGACACAGGTTATCTTTACGCAAAAGCACTTATTGGAATGGGTTACACTGAGGTAGGTGTGACTGGTATAACATCAATGTTTTCTCAAGAAGAGTTTGAGGCAGGTGTATCAATAGGTAGTACAACTGTTTATCCAGATGTTGCAACAGTTAGACTCAAAGCAAAGGAATACGCAACTCAACAGTGTTGGTATGATGTTAGAAAATTAAGAAATATGGAGTTAAAGAACAGTGATTATATCGCAAGTATTGCATCTGAAAGTGGAGTTGGTATATCAACCGCATGGAAAACATATCGTCAGGAGTTGAGAGATATTACTAAACAATCTGACGTTAATAATCTTGTGTGGCCAACTCATCCAGAAGGAGTACGAGTTGGATTTCAAACAGGATATGAACCATCCAATGAAGTTTAATTCATTCGGTTATCATAACGCTTGACATTTTAAAAACGTACCTATATAATAGAGATTCAATTCATGCATTGCAATGGCAGAACTAACTGAACAACAGAAACATTTACAGAGTGTATTAGAACAACAACAGACACTTGTATCAGAGATCAATACACTAGAGGCTCAGGCTAGACAGAAACGTGAGATGGCTGTTAAACTACAAGGTATTGTAGAGTATCTTGGTGGTATTGGTGTAGAACTTCCTAAAGAGGAAGAGGCTGCTGCAGAAGCACCTGCACCTACAGCCAATACTGAAGTAGTTCAACCTGCTCCTACTGCACCCTCTACTGGGACGGCTGGATTAGCGTCATAGGGCTATTGACAGATGGAAGACTTATAGATATAATATAAAGGTCTCTCCATCTTCTGTCATGGCTACCTTAACGAAACGCCACTATCGTGTCACTCTTGATCTTGAGATCATTGATGACTCACACCCCAGTGATTTTAACTGGAATAAAATGTTAGATATTGGTGATGGAGAAGAAGTTAAGTTACTTGGGATAGAAGACTTAGACGAGGATATTTGGTAACAAAAATCTGCATCGGTGTATATACGATTTGTTATATGCATCGATGCATTTTACTTGAAGTATATTTACTTGATTATATGCATCGTACAACATCTGAAAAATTCTTATTTATTATTTCCTTCGTCTGGTTTATGCATTGGTTATGGCGGTTGACATTTATTTTGCTGGATATCGCAATCGTAAAAGGATTGTACGGAATACCATTGAGTGGTTTCTTCCGAAGTATGTCGGTGGCCATATACTAAGCATATGCGTACACGACAAGCGTATGAATCGTGAGGGTACGCACGCTGCTTGTTCAGTTGTTGGTCGATGCTGCAGGCCGAGGGAATTTATGATAGAAATGAACAATAGCTTGGATGAAAATGAATATATTTCCAGCTTAATCCATGAATTAATTCATATAAAACAATGGATATTTCAACAAAGAATAACAAGAGAAAACCTTAAAAACTTCTGGTATGGCGAACATATTGATGATGATGTTGAGTATATGGAGCTGCCTTGGGAAAAGGAAGCTTACTACCTAGAAGATAAAGTATTCAAACGATATTTGAAGAGTAAAGATTACATTACTATGAAAAAATAAAATATTGATGTTAATTAGTACACTAAATTTATCGACTATTTGTTATTATGACAGTTGACAAACTGGCCTAATAGATGGTTTTTTTGTGTATTTTGATGTAATATGGCTATGTTCTTTAAAAAATGTCTATGAATCTTCGACCCCATCAACAAATTGGTCTGGATGCACTTGCAAAATATAATAAAGGTCAAGTCATTGTGCCAACTGGTGGCGGCAAGACTTTGATTGCTATTAAGGATGCAATGCGTAGATTTGAGAGTGACTTTAAAACTATTGTAGTAGTTGCACCTCGTATTCTATTAGCCCAACAATTATCATCTGAGTTCTTAGAACTAATTGATAATACAAAAGTTATGCACGTTCATAGTGGTGAAACTCATCATTATAGTAGCACAAATAGCCATGAAATAAGAGTATGGAATAATAATACTATTGGTAATAGAATGATATTTACAACATATCATTCATTACATAAGATAATGGAAGCTGATATTGTTATTGATACAATATATTTTGATGAGGCACATAATGCAATACAAAAGAATTTTATTGAAGCCGTAGAATACTTCTCAATGTATTCTCAAAGGGCTTATTTCTTTACTGCAACACCTAAACATTCATTAACACCTATGAAAATAGGTATGAATGATGTTGATATATTTGGTCAGGTTATTTGTAATGTTCCAGCACCTAAGTTGGTGAAGGAAGGTTATATTTTACCACCTAAAGTTAAGGTGTATAATAGTGAAATAAGACATAAAGATGAGATAACATTTGATGTAGAATGTAATCAAATTATTGATAATATTGATGACCATAAGACTAAGAAGATCCTAGTATGTGCTAAAGCTACAAAACAGATTACAGGTCTTGTTTCATACTCTAAGTTTATAGATGAATTATCATGGCGTGGTTATGAATACATGTATATCACGGCCAAAACTGGTGCAGTTATCAATGGTGAGAAAGTAACCAGAGATGAGTTCTTTAATGTATTGAGTGCTTATGGTCAAGATGATAATAAGAAGTTTGTAGTATTACATCATAGTATATTAGCTGAAGGTATTAATGTTAAAGGTCTTGAGGCTGTATTGTTCTTAAGATCTATGGATTATGTGGGTATTAGTCAAACTATTGGCCGTGTAATTCGTAAGGGTAACAAAGATAAGGTTTATGGTTTAGTATGTGTACCAGTATATTCTAAAGTCGGTATATCAACAGCACGTAAAGTACAAGCTGTTGTTGATACTATCTTTAATAAAGGTGAACCAGCCATTTCTACTATCACGAGGTAATTATGATTAATTGGATCAAAGGCTATCAGGATAAACATTCAAATCCTGTATTTAAACATTGTAAGAATCCTAATAAGTGGGAAGTGAAAGATAGTAGATTTATTATGTTTCGTTATGGTAAAGGTGGTGCAATAGATATTAGAATCATGGAAAATGATACTGATTTTAAACATGACATAAACATTACTGTTGATGATGATGGCAAATTAAAAGCAATAGTATCGGAGCAAATCAAATGAAAGATTTAGTATTATTTGGTGATTGTCGTGAAACAATGGATGCCTTTATTGATAAGGCTCAAATGTGTGTTACTTCTCCGCCTTACTATGGATTAAGAAACTATGGAGACGAGGAAAATCAAATAGGGCTAGAAGAGAGTCCAGAAGAATATATTCAAAACCTAGTAGAAGTATTCCGTAAGGTAAGAGATAATTTAACTGATGATGGAACATTGTGGCTGAATATAGGTGACAGTTATTATAACTATCGGCCTGGAAAAGGTCAAGCATTAAGTAAGCAAACTGTATCAAATACTAGACAAGATTTACCAGACAAGTGTGCTAGACGAGGTAATAAACTAAAAGGATTAAAAGAAAAGGATTTAATTGGAATACCTTGGATGTTAGCCTTTGCATTAAGAGCTGATGGATGGTATTTGAGACAAGATATTATATGGAATAAACCTAATCCTATGCCTGAGAGTGTAAGAGATAGATGCACTAAGTCAC